TCGGACGTGATTTGTGCGCGTACTGCGGTGCTTGCTTACGTCAATGCCGTGATTGACGGTCGGATCCCCGCCGGACGTTGGATCTATGCCGCGGCGCAACGCTTCCGGCGCGACCTCGAGCGCTCCGACTTGATCATGTCGTGGCCGGATGTCGAGCGCGTCGCCCAGCACTTCCGCTCGCTCAACCTAGTCGGCGAGGATTCCGGCAAAGCCTTCGAGCTGCACCCGTGGCAACTGTGGGTACTCGCCAACATCGTCGGGTGGCGCCTGCCCGACGGCCGTCGGCGCTGCCGACTCGCGATGGTGCAAGTCGCCCGCGGCAACGGCAAGACCACGTTAATGGCCGGGCTCGCGCTCTTTGACCTCCTCGCAGGCGAGGGCCGCCGCGTGCACGTCATCGCCAACAACGAAGAGCAAGCCGAAATCTGCCTGGACACCGCCCGTACGATGGCGCAGCGCCTCGGCGACCCCACGCTAATCGCCCGAGCACATGCCGTGCTCCGCCTCGAGCAAGACTGTCAAATGACCGCACTGCCAGCGCTTGAGCGATCGCTTGACGGCCTAAACCCGTCGCTGTGGATCGCCGACGAGGCGGCCGAATTCAAAGGCCGGTTCTTGACCAAGTTGCTAACCACCGGCGCCAAGCGCCGCGAAAGCACAGGCGTCATCATCACCACGCCCGGCAGCAACCCTGAGAACCACTACGCGGAACTCGTCAAGCAAGGTGAAGCCATCCTGTCCGGCGAACTCGAGGATGACACGGTGTTGCCGATGCTGTACGGGCTCGACCCCACCGACCCGCTCGAAGATGAGTCGACCTGGGTGAAAGCCAACCCGGGCCTCGAGCACGGGCAGCCCGACCTGGTAAGCCTAAAGCGATCTTGGAACACGATGAAGCGATCGGCGATGGGGCGCGGCGAATTCGCCAGGTACCACGCCGCCAGGTGTGACGAGAACACGGGCGGCTGGCTTGACATGTCCCTATGGCCGGGCGGTCAACGCATTGACTGGGAAGCGCTGAGAGGCAAGCCCGCGTGGGTGGGCCTCGATCTCTCTAAGTCGCTGGACATGACTGCAATGGTCGTGGCCGTGCCGCTCGACAATGGCCGCGTGGCGCTGCGCGGCCACTACTGGTGGCCTCGAGCCGACGTCGCGCAGCGTGAGCTGGACTACCGCTACCCGATCCGAGCGTGGGCTTCCGATGGCAAGATCACATTGACGCCAGGGCGCGAGATTGATTACGACTCGGTGCGGGCGCAAATCCTCGCAGTGCGCGACGAGTTTGACGTCAAGGCCGTCGGCTACGACGCGTGGGGCTCGAAGTATCTTGCCGAACAACTGCAAGCCGACGGAGTGCCGCTCGTGGTGTACCGAATGGGCATCGCAACCTTCGGGCCAGGTTGCAACCTCTTTCAGAACCTATGGGCGGGCTCGCGCCTAGTCATCGGCGATGATCCGATCCTGCGCCGCGCTTGCGCCGACGCGCACGCCAAGCGCGATCAAAATGGAAACATTCGGCCGATTAAGTCGCGGGAATTCTGCGCCATTGATCCGCTCGTGGCGTCCATCATTGCGACGCATGTATGGGGCGGCGCCAAGCGCAGCGTGTACGACGAAGAAGCCGAAGAATATTTCAAACAATAGCGTTTAGGTGTAATGCTGCACGAGCGCAGCCCACCAAATACACCAATGCTGCGTGGATTGTTGCAACGATGGCTCGGCCACTGGGGAACGCACGGCGTTCTTCTCCCCACGAGTTTCGACTCGGTAGGTATGCCCACGATCACGCCGGGCACGGCGCTCGCGTACACGCCCGTCTACCGCGCGGCTTCGCTCATCGCCAACGACGTGGCACGCGTTCCGCTGGACGTGAGCGAGCGCACCGCGAACGCTCTACTTCAGCAACCAAACCGCTGGCAGAATGGCTTTGAGTTTCGTCGATCGCTCACGATGCAAGCGCTGCTGTACGGCAACGCGTTTGCGGTCATCAACCGCACGCTCGGTGGCGAGTTGCTTGAGTTGTTGCCGCTCGACATCGAAAGCGTGACGCTCGATCTCACGAAGCCCGAGCCCGTCTACAAGACGCGGCTGTATGGTGACGTGCCGATGTCATCGATGCTGCACCTTCGAGCCGTCGGCCTCGATGGCTTGTGGGGCGAATCGCCAGTGCGATTGTGCCGCACGTCGTTGAGTGTTCTTGCTTCGCAAGAGCAAGCGCAACTTGAGGTGATGAAGAACGCAGGCAACCCCAAAATTGCCATCGTCGCACAGGGCCCAATGGGCGCACCCGCGCGGCAAATGGTGGTCGAGGACTACATGAAGCACCACGCGGGCGCCGCGAATGCCGGCAAGCCGTTGGTGCTCGCGGAAGGCATGAAGGTCGAGCGCATCAGTAGCACGCTTGACGATTCAGGCATTGCCGCGGCTAGACGTTACAGCGTTGAAGACGTTTCGCGTATCTACGGCGTGCCGACTTCCTATCTCTCCGAGCACAGCGCGAACGCGTACGGCTCGATGGAATGGCTTTCACGCATGTACGTGGATGCGTGCTTGCAGCACTGGTTCAGCACGTGGGCGGCCGAGATCGTTGCGAAACTCGCACCGTTCGGCTCGGCGACGTTTGACGCTGACATGATCTCGCGCCCGTCGCTCGCCGAGCAGATGGCGGCGCTCCGCACTGGCGTTGAGTCGGGCGTCATCACGCGCAACGAAGCACGTGAGTACCTGAACCTCGCTCCGCTCGACGGACTCGACGAGCCGATCATCGCGAAGAACATGGGCACTGGTGGCGGCTCATCAAACCTCGGAAGCGACACAAGCGCAGGGAGCGTAAATGACTTCGCTTGAACGTCGCAGCGTCACCATCGGTGCGCCAGCTGGACGCACGTTGTCGGGCCTCGCGATCCCATACGGCAAGTGGTCGCGTGAGATCAGCGAGCCGTTCAACCCGCAGTTCCGCGAACGAATCACCCGCGGCGCTTTCGGCGACCTCGCCGGCGCTGACATCAAACTGTTGTTCAACCACAACGCAAGCGCGTTGCTCGCTCGCACGCGTAGCGGCACGCTCACGCTCAACGACACTGCAAGCGGGCTGCGCTTCACCGCGGATCTCGCCGAGACAAGCGTCGGAAACGACGTGCGCGCGATGCTTGAGCGCGGCGACTTGAGCGGAGAAATGTCGTTTGGTTTCTACGTCGATCGCGACGAGTGGAACCCGCGACGCACCGAACGCACCGTCACCGCTGCTCGACTCGTCGAGTTGAGCGTTGTTGTCGATGCCGCGTACGGCGACAAAACCAATTCGAGCTTGCGGAGCGTGTCCGCGGCTGCAACGGAGGCCGCCCGTCTGCGGCTCGAAATCCACAAGCACAGGATGACAAGCCATGTCTGAAGAGTTGACCAACCTCGAAAACACCGTTCACGAGTACCGCAAAACCCTTGACCGCTTTGCGGCTCGCACTGGTGCACACACGCACCACGTCGAAATCCGCGGCAGCGGAGAAGAGCGCGAAAAGATCGCGCGTATCGACGCCGACCTCGACGCCGTCGAGCGCATGAACCAAGACCGCGTCGCGCTTCGAGCTGCACAAGAGCGCCTCAAGCAACTCGAGGAAGAGCGCTCACAGCCGCAGTTCCGCGGCGTGGTCGCACGCGCCGACATCAAGCACGATCTCGCGAGCCCTGAGTACGCGAAGCGTTGGCTTCACGCTGTCGCGCGTGGCGACGCCGCTGAAATGCGCGCGCTCTCTACGAGCACAAGCGGCGCTGGCATTCCGACTGACCTGGAACGCCGCATCGTGGAGAAGATGTATCAGGCGAACGTGCTGCGCTCGATTGCTCCCGTGTCTTCGATTGACTCGAAGCGCACCATTACCGTTGAGGGCAACCTTCCTACGACGGCGCTCGTGACGGAAGGTGGTTCGATCAATGCAGCCGATCCGACGTTTGGTACCGCCATTTCCGTGGTGCCGTATAAGTACGTTTGCGCAACTCAGATGAGCCAAGAGTTCATCGAAGATGCAATTGGTCAAGGCGGCATCGGCAGCGGGCTTGACTGGGTTGCGAGCCGCATCGGCCTTTCGATGGCGCTCAAAATGGAAGAGGCGTACACCATCGGCACCGGATCGAGCCAACCGGAAGGCATTGCGGGATCTTCGGCAAACACCAAGATTTCTGGTGTCTCGCAACAAACCGACATCGCTGGCGCCGTCGAAACCGTTACGGCAGACAACGTCATTGATACCTTTCACCTTGTTCCGCCTCAGTACCGCAACTCGCCGCGGTTCCGTTGGCTTCTCTCTGATACGTTCGTGCGCGTCGCTCGCAAGTTGAAGAACTCTTACGTGACTTCCGGCGCGACGGAATACATTTGGACGCAAGCGCAATCGAACGCTGGAACGATGGTCGGCGGCGCTCCCGGCTTGCTCTACGGTGTTCCGTACAGCATCGGTCAGTACGTGCGAACGGCCAACACGGATGAGAACGTGTTTGCGGTCATCGGCGACTTCAACTACTTCGAAATTTTTGATCGCACTGGAATGACGTCCCTCGTTGACCCGTACTCGGCGGCGAGCACGCACCAGGTCACCCTCTACACGTACGCGCGAACCGATTCCAAGATCATGCTTGCAAACGCGTTCGCTGCAATCACGGCCTGAGCATTTCTTACCTTTCGCTCGCGCTGGGGGGAAACCCCCGGCGCGGGTTTATGGCAGTGACACTCGCAACCGTAAAAACGGCGCTGAAGATCGACTACAGCGATGATGACACCGAGCTAACCCGGCTCATCGGTGTCGCTACGTCGTGGGTCGAGCGCTACACGGGCTTGGCGCTCACCCAATCGTCACGCACGATGTACTTGCGAGATTGGAAGCGCACGGTGTTCGCGGTGCAGCCGTACGTATCGCTTACGTCGGTGACGTACACGAGCACCGGCGGTTCAACGGTGACGATGACGAGTGGAACCGATTACTGGGTTGACTTGTCACAGGATCTCGCGGCGCTTGAATTCCTTGACGAGCCCGCGATGAAAGATGGAACGCTCGCAACCGTCACGTACGTCGGCGGCTACTCGACCGAACCGAATGAGGTGGTGCAAGCCATCGTGTCTTTGGTGGGCCTGTACTACAACAACCCAGAAGCCGCGCAGCCCGTCGCGCTGTCGGTGGTGCCGCTCGGCGCTCAGTTCATGCTTGAGCACTTGCGAGTGCGGGGGCCGTTCCGATGATCTCATCGGGCCTCACGCGTTTCCGATTGATCGTGCTTCGCGCGTCGGGCAATAGCCCCGACTCGCTCGGCCGCCGCGCTACGACGTTCACCAACGTCGGCACGATCGTTTGCGACGTGCGCGAATCTTCGCCGGTTGAGACGTCATACGGCGACGGAGTCGCGGTAGTTGGCGCGTATGAAATTCGTACCCGTTGGCCGAACATCGCGCGGTTGACTGTCACCGCAATTGATCGCTTGCAGTACGGCACAAAAGTGCTGCGCATTAACGGCATACGCGACATGGATCAAAGGCGGAGGGTAGCAGTCATCGACTGCACTGAAATCGCATGAGCGCCACCTCACTCATCAGCGATATCGTGAGCACGCTTGAGTCGCAAACAACCGCGGCTAGGCGCGTGTACTACGGAACACGCTTGCAAACTTCGACACTGCCAGCGATCACGTTTGAGATTCAGTCGGGCACGCGCGTGGCGCTCGGGAACCAAAACACGCTGTCTGCCTATGACGTCACGTTTAATGCAGTGAGCGACGACGTGAGCGCAGCCACGACGCTAGACGGCGAAATCCGCAACAACGTCGGACTACTCGCGGGGGCGACTGTCATTTGCACCCAGTACGGAACCTTGCAGGAACCCGTTGCCGAGAACGGCGATGAGGCGGGCCTGTACATCGTCACGAGTCAATTCACAATCTATCAGGAAGGCCCCTAATGCCATCACCAACCACAGCAGCAAGCGTCAAGTTGGGCGCCGCAACCATCGTCGACGTGAGCGCCGCGACTGTCTCGGTCACGCGTCAACAAATTGACGTCACCGCGATCGGCGACACGCACAAGCACCACGTGCAGGGTTTCCTTGAGGGCACCGTGCAAATCGAGGTGTTTTACGATTCGGCAACCAATAACGCCGACGTACTCAGTGGCATTTCGAGCGGCACAATTATTAACGAGGCGGAAGTCATTTGGGCCGCAAACAAGTCGATTAAGGGCAAGGCATTCGTGCAGGAGGCATCGCTTAGCGTTGCACCGAATGACGTCGCACGGTTGACCGCTACGCTTCTGTTCTCCCAAAATGCCATTACGGTAGTCCCATGAGCCCTTCAATCGTTGACGCCTTTCTCTCCCGCCCTGCTGTCGTGCAGTTCGACGGCAGGGAGGTTTCGCTGTCGCGGCCGACCGTGGCGCATTTCATCGCAGCGCAAGACGCCGAATCTCGCGGCGAGTTCATGCCCGCCTGGTACGTGTGGCAGCACGTGCTCGACGAGAACGGCCGCCAGGCATTCAAGTCGATTGAGTACGTCAAGGAAATCTGCAATGCGCCGATGGTGATGCGACTCGCTCGACTGATCGAGCCGCTTTACTTGGAGGGCTTGGACTTGCCAGCGCCGCACGCGAAATCCTGAGTGCGGCGGAATTGAAGGTGCAACTAGATACCCCGCTCGCCGTGTTTCTCGCCCTTCGAGGGCACAAGGCTTTTTCCCATGACATCGCTTCCAAATTTCAAAAGCAAGACGTTTGCAGTTGGATGCGAAATCGACGCGAAAGCGCTCGAGCAAATCAACCATCGCCTGTTGCAACTCAGTGAGAAGGACGCGCGCAACGCCATGCGCCGCGGGTTTACCAAGTGGGGCAAGTTCACCAAGAAAGCGCTTGAGGCCACAGCGCCATTCGGAAAGACCAGAGCAACCGAGCGCGTACGCGGGGCCGTGCGTCCAAACGTCCACCTCAAGTGGTCGGTGATTACAAAGGTCAAGGGCTA